TGACGGTGCTTTTTCATGCCTGTTCTGTTTTTTCAAATGGAGGGTGTACAGTGTGAATACGACGATGATAACCAGGCGAATCCCCGTGGATATGCTGAAACCGGCGAAGTACAATCCCCGCGTCGACCTGCAGCCGGGCGATCCTGCCTATGAAAAGATAAAGAAGAGCCTGGAAGAATACGGCTACGTCGACCCGCTGATCTGGAATGAGGTTACCGGCAATATCGTCGGCGGCCATCAGCGCTACAAGATACTGGTGGCAGAAGGCGCGACGGAGATCGACTGCGTGGTCGTCCACATTGAGAATCCGCAGGAAGAAAAGGCTCTGAACATTGCGCTGAACAAGGCTGTCGGCGAGTGGGAGGATCAGTCACTGGCGTCGCTGCTCCTGGACTTGCAGGAGTCCGGCTATAACATAGGGCTGACGGGCTTTGATGATGAAGAGATCGACGCGCTGCTGGCGCGGAAGGATGTCGCCGACATTGATGACGACGAGACCGACCTGGATGCCGAGACAATACAACCCTTCGTCCAGAAGGGTGATCTGTGGATGCTCGGCCCGCATCGGCTCCTGTGCGGTGATGCCACATCGTCCGACGACCTGGACACGCTCATGGACGGCGTGAAGGCAAACCTCATCCTCACGGACCCGCCCTACAATGTCTCATACGAATCTGCGGATGGGAAGTCCATACAGAATGACAGCATGGAAGACAGGAAGTTCCATGCTTTTCTTTATGCCGCCTTCAAAAACTGGGTGCCGCATCTGGCCGAAGGGGCGTCCGCATACATCTTCCACGCGGACACGGAGGGTCTGAACTTCCGGACGGCTTTTCAGGAGGCCGGCTTCGTCATCGCAGGGGTATGTATATGGGCGAAGAACAGTATGGTGCTGGGGAGGTCGCCTTACCAGTGGCAGCATGAACCTGTTCTGTTCGGGTGGCTGCCCAACGGCCAGCATCGGTGGTTTGCCGGAAAGAATCAGAGTAGTGTCTGGAACTATGACAAGCCGAAGCGCTCCAAGGATCATCCGACGATGAAGCCCATCCCACTGCTGGCCTATCCACTCCAGAACAGTACAGCGCCGAACGCCATCGTGCTGGACACCTTTGGCGGCTCGGGCAGTACGATGATCGCCTGCGAACAGACCAGCCGGATCTGCTACATGATGGAGCTGGACGAACGGTATGCTTCGGTGATCGTGCAGAGATACATTGACCTGGTAGAGACAAGTGAGGAAGTGTCTGTCCTGAGAAACGGGCAGACATTTTCATTTGAAGAAATCATGGGATGAAAAAAGCGACCATCGCTGTGGTCGCTGAAAAGGTCAGTCTTTGTAGAGATCCGGGTTGTTGAGAATCTCTTCCATCTCTTCCTCGAACTTGCCGTCGTCCCAGGCGGTGTCGGGAAGGTGATCCTCAAAACGCTCAATGTTGTCGTCCTCGGGGACAGGCTCATCGTCAAGGATGACGGTCTTGCGCGGCTCTCTGTCAACCCTGGGGACGATGACCTCCGCTTTTTCTTCGAGGAATCCATACCCCCGGAGCGCCATCATGAACATGCCTGTCAGGTCGGAGTGATAGTCGTCGTCGATGTACAAGTCGTAGTTGTCCAGAAGATGTACATGTTCCTTGAGGGTGAACGGAGTGTATTGAACGCCGTTCTCGACAAAACCATCTGGACCTGTGGTGGCAACGTAGCAGGCATAGACGGCATCTCGCAGCTCGGCGGCTCTGTACATCGTATCGTTGAAACGTATGACCATGACCAACACCCCCCTGAAAAGTACATCCATTATACCACATGCCAGCCAAAATGAACAGGAGGCCCGGATGAAAACTGAACTGATTATGAAACGGCTGCCGGTCGGGCAACTCAAACCGGCGAAATACAATCCCCGCAAGGACCTGAAGCCTGGGGACCCCGCCTATGAGAAGATCAAGCGGAGCCTGCACGACTTCGGCTATGTGGACCCCATCGTATGGAACGAGGTCACTGGCAACATCGTCGGCGGCCATCAGCGCTACAAGGTGCTGGTGAACGAAGGCGCGACGGAAGTGGACTGCGTCGTGGTTCACATCGAGAACCCGCAGGACGAGAAGGCGCTGAACATCGCGCTGAACAAGGCGACCGGTGACTGGGAGCCCACGGCCCTGGCCGATCTGCTGCAGGACCTGCAGCTCTCCGGTTATGACGTGACGGCGACTGGCTTCGACGTGGCCGAGGTGGACGACCTGTTCTCCAAGGTGCATGACCGGGAGGTCAAGGATGATGACTGCGAGTCAGATCCCGAGACCATCACACCGTTCGTGAAGCGAGGCGACATCTGGACCCTGGGGAAGCACACCATGATGTGCGGGGACAGCACCAGCGAGGAGGACGTGGCCCGGCTCATGGGTGATGTCCGCGCCAACCTCGTGGTGACCGACCCGCCCTACAATGTGTCCTACGAATCCGCCGACGGAAAGACCATCCAGAACGACAGCATGGGAGACGAACAGTTCTTCAACTTCCTGTTGACGGCCTTCAAAAACATGGCCGCGTTCATGGCGGAGGGCGGCAGTGCCTACATCTTTCACGCGGACATGGAGGGCATCAACTTCAGGCGGGCCTTCAAGGAGGCCGGCTTCCACATCAGCGGCGTGTGCATCTGGGTGAAGAACAGTCTGACCATTGGGCGCTCGCCTTATCAGTGGCAGCATGAACCGGTGCTGTTCGGGTGGCTGCCCAACGGGAAGCACAAGTGGTATGCGGATCGCAAGCAGACCACCATCTGGAACTACGATAAGCCCAAGAAGAACGCGGAGCACCCGACCATGAAGCCGATCCCGCTGGTGGCCTATCCCATCAAGAACAGTTCCGCGCCGAACGGTGTGGTCATGGACCTGTTCGGTGGCTCCGGCAGCACGCTTATGGCCTGTGACCAGACAGACCGCATCTGCAAAACGATGGAACTGGACGAGCGTTATGCCTCCGTCATCGTGGACAGGTACATCCAGTTTCACGAAAGCGCGACGCAGAATGTAAGAGTGCTGCGAGACGGTGCGATGCTGACCTATGAAGAAGCTATGGCAGAGAGTAAACCTGTCGAATGATACCGATAAGGCAATTTGACGGAAGGAGGGATGTCCAATGGCGACTCGCGGAAGAAAGCCCCTGCCGACGGCGCTGAAGATACTGGAAGGCGACCGGGGCAAGGGGCGGCGTCCCCTCAATGAGAATGAGCCCAGGCCGCCGAAGGGCGTGATCAAGTGCCCCTCCTGGCTGGTACCGGAGGCGAAGAAGGAGTGGAAGCGGCTGGCCCCTTCCCTGGAGGCCATGGGTCTTCTGACGATCTGGGACATCGACAGCTTTTCTGCCTATTGCCAGGCTTATGCCCGGTGGCGCGAGGCGGAGGAATTCATCACCCAGCACGGCTCGATCTTCAAGACGCCCAGCGGATATGTACAGCAGGTTCCGCAGGTGTCCATCGCGCAGCAGAACCTGAAGATCATGCAATCGCTGGCTGGAGAATTCGGTCTTTCTCCCGCCACCCGATCCCGCATCATCGCGGCAGGCGGGATGAGCGATAAGACCTCCGACGATCCCATGGAGCAGCTGTTGAACGGCCAGTGGAAGGAAGGTGAGTAAATGGCATTTGACGAGAAAAAGGCCAATCGTGTGCGGCGCTTCATTGAGTGCCTTAAGCACACAAAGGGTGAGTTTCACGGCAAGCCCTTCAAGCTCCTTCCCTGGCAGGACAAGATCATCTCTGACGTGTTCGGGACTGTGCGTGACGATGACCCCACCATGCGCCAGTTCACCACGGCATACATCGAGATACCAAAAAAGCAAGGGAAACAGCTCGCGCTCGACACACCGATACCGACACCGGAAGGGTGGAAACGAATGGGTGAGTTGGTCGTCGGTGACTTGGTTTTTGATGAACGAGGTATGCCGTGCCACGTTCTGGCAATGAGTGAAATAGATGATACCGAGCAGTGCTACAGGATAACCTTCAGAGATGGTTCATTTATCGATGCCGGTGAACGCCATCTCTGGAATGTAGAGTACATAATCGGCAAGCGAAAACAGATGCAGATGACCACAGGCACAATGTACAGGAGAATGGTCGGATACAGGGAACGCAATGCCGGAAGGATGGATGAATTAAGATCCATTGTCAGGATACCAGTTACCCGGCCTCTTCAGACAGAGGAAAAGGAGCTGCCTATTGATCCGTATGTATACGGTTATTGGCTGGGCAATGGGAACTCCATAAAGCCGGAGTTGACTATCCGCATATGTGACATGCCCGTCGTGAGAGCGTGTATCCCATATCCTGTATCAAGCTCCTGGGTACAGGCTGGTGGGGGCAGTGTGGTGTTGCGGGTACCAATATTGCGCCAGATCCTCGTCAGAAATTTCAGGTGCAAGGTTATTCCCCAAGTATACCTTCGTGCTTCAGAAGAACAACGATGGGCGTTGCTGCAGGGGTTGATGGATTCCGATGGCTGCATCGGCAAGGTGAAATCTCAAAGTGTCTATGTCAGTACCATTCGGGAACTGGCGGTATCCGTGAGGGAGCTGCTTTGGAGTCTTGGGATAAAAAACTCGATGACGGAGGAGCCATCCCGCCGATACAATATACCAACGGGTGAGACGCTATATATTATCCGGTTTACTACGTTTGAAGATCAACCAACATCACGCCTGGAGCGAAAGATGGAGCGAAAGCGGGAGCGTGTCAAACAAACACGATCCTGCTTTCATTATATCAAGGATATAGAACCTATTCCCGAACGGGTGCCGATGAGATGTATTCAGGTAGATAGTCCGTCCCACCAATACCTGGCAGGGTTCTCCATGGTACCTACTCATAACAGCGAGTTGGGTGCAGCCATCGCGCTGAACATGTTGGTGAACGACGACGAGTGGAAGGCGGAGGTTTACAGCTGCGCGTCGGATCGCCAGCAGGCAGCTATCGTGTTTGACGTGGCCTGCGATATGGTGAGGCAGAGCCCGGCGCTGTCCAAGCGCATCAAGATCGTACCCTCGACCAAACGCATGGTGTATATGCCCACGGGCAGCATCTACCAGGTGCTATCCAGTGAAGTGGCGACCAAACATGGCCTGAATGTTTCAGCATGCATCTTCGATGAGCTGCATACCCAGCCAACCCGAGCTTTGTATGACGTTATGACCCAGGGTTCTGGCGATGCCCGCCGTCAGCCCCTTTGGTTCTTACTGACGACGGCAGGCACAGACAGGACGTCGATCTGCTGGGAGGTTCATCAGAAGGCGCTGGACATCCTGGAAGGCCGGAAAAAGGACGAGCGATTCTATCCTGTGATCTACGGTCTGGCCGAGAGTGAGGACTGGCACAAAGAAGAAAACTGGTACAAGGCCAACCCCAGCCTCGGATACACGATCACCATTGACAAGGTGCGCGACGCTTTCCACAAGGCGCTGGAGACTCCTGCTGACGAGAATATGTTCCGCCAACTGCGCCTCAACCAGTGGACGGCACAGTCGGTCCGGTGGATGCCCATGGACAAGTGGGACGAGTGCGGCGGGAACGTGAGTGAGTATGAGCTGGAGGGCCGGGCCTGCTACGGTGGTCTGGACCTTTCGAGCACGTCGGACCTTACAACGTTGGTGCTGGTGTTTCCTCCATTGGATGAATCGGAGCCCTATATCATACTGCCGTTCTTCTGGCTGCCGGACGAAACGCTCTCCCTGCGCGTCCGGCGCGATCATGTCATGTATGACGTGTGGGAAAAGCAGGGTTTCCTGAAGACTACGGAGGGCAATGTTGTCCACTACGGTTTCATCGAAAAGTTCATCGTGGAGCTGGGTGAACGCTTCAACATCCGTGAGATCGGCTATGACCGGTGGAACGCCAGCATGATGGTAC